CCCTTGTCCGCTCCAGTTCTGAGTCGACCGTTCACTGTGGTGGGACGGACCGAAGCCCAACCTGCCCTTCGAGCGGCCGTCGTCCCGAGCTCGTGGCCTTGCGGCCCCAAGCTCCGGACAACTTGACTTTCAAGACAGGCCCCGACCACCCGGTCCTCAGAGCCATTCCTTTTCCCGAAGTTACGGAACTATTTTGCCGACTTCCCTTATCTACATTCTTCTAGTTGGCCAGAGGCTACTAACCTTGGAGACCTGATGCGGTTGTGGGTACGACCTGGTGTGAAACTATCTCACCTGGGTTTTCACGGACCGTCGCGAGCGCACCTGACGCCTCGGAAAGCGAGGCGCTCTTCCAGGCGTGCCGCCCTAGCTCGGGATAATCCCATTTCAGGGCCGCTAGCCTGTTAAAAAGAAAAGATAACACTTCCAGAGGCTCGCGCCGGCGTTCCCAGGCTCACTTATGTTGCCATACAACACCCACATCCAGCTTGAGGAATATTAACCCAGGCAAATCATTCAATGTGATATTAAAATCAGGATTGAAGTATGGTAAAATTTGTTCTAATATTTGAAGCCCGTCTTCTTGGTTCTTAGCAAAGATATACAATGCAAGATTCATATCATATGGTGTTGATACGAATTGACGAGTGACATTCAATGCATCCGAGCTTATCGTCTTTCGATGTTTTTGTATCTGTGATATTTTTCTACTAGGATCATATTGCAGCCCTAGAATTTCAAATCCCATTCTAGGTAGAATAATTGCAACATCGCCTCTTGATTCTACTGTCGGTGTCTGCTCGATGCGAGTTAAGAATTTTTGTTTTGTAGAGTATGCTAAAGGCACTCTAAGATTCTGTACCGCTACATCCGATGTATTCTTTCTTTCAATATTAATACCATTGAAAATTGTGCCAAAAGCAATTATTGCTTTGCGTACATGCTCATGGTAAAACTGCTTGCCTTTAAACATCTAATTCACCAAATGGGTTTAATTCTGAGAAGTCTAAAATGTCACCTGCAGTTTCTTCATTGGTGAAATCTTGATTATCGCCTGCAACACCTGGTTTGACTGAGAAGTCTTCTTTGATTATAGCACCACCAGATTCAAGCAACAGTCTGTCACCATCTTCTTTCTGCAATTCAAACAACCGCTGATCCAATGAATTGTCATCTTCAATCTGATCAATCGCGCCAATACCTGTAGTAATCTCCTCTGAACTATATTCAAACAATTCAGCGGTTATTCTAAACGTGTAAATTTTACCTAGCTGATAGAAAGGATTCTGAAACTCTACAAACTTAATTTCAAACAGTGAACGAGTTTTGCCAAAGTAAAGTAGATCGCCTTCCATTGGTCTAGCGCCATCTTGCACAAAATCGCCACCAGTACTAACACTAACAACCAATTCATCCCATCTACGTCTCGCAAGAATGAAAGTTGCTTGGTCGCGAGTCTCCAATCCAAAGCGACTGAATAACTCACCATCGCCTTCGTAGCCAGCAACGTTTTCCATATACATTTCTAGTGGATATGCTTGTGTAAATTTAGATAGAGAATCTTCATCAAAGATTGTATCTCTATTTACAAAAGTTCTAGGCAAGTAATAGACATCGTGTCCGTAAATCTTTAAGGATTCGATTACTAGGTCTTCTACAAGTAACTGCTCACTTGTGGTACCCGATGTGTCTCCACTTTGAAAATAGAAATTTGTTGGCACGTTAGCCTACCATAAATGCGGGAGGAAGTTCGTACTTAGATTGCATTTCTTCTTCAGTCTGTTGAATTTCTGCAACCGCTTCTTGAAATATCTGATCTCCGTTGAGTATCACACCACCTGGCAATTGAATGCCGCCAAACTTTTTCATGTTCTCTCCCCACTGTCTTTTAATAAGTGCAGTAGTGTATTTCTTTAAAAACATGTCGTTATACACTTCAGCGTAATCGGTGCCTGCAATCATAGCCTGACCTTCAGCAATCACATAGTCGCCAACATCGAATGTCTTATCAAAGTCTGTGTCAATGTAAAGTCTATTAGTTTTTCGATTGAATCGTATTTGTCTTTCAGTAACGAAAATGCTTTCTAGTGTAGATAAGTGAGTTTTCACCATAGAGTAATATGTCAAGTCTGCACTGAGTAAATTGTACAAGTCATTCAATGCAAATTGATAATCAACATCAAACAAGCCGTCTGACTTGCCGCCAGTTGTCGCGCCAAACTTAAACATTCTAGTAACGCCAAGAATATTGTCACCTATAGGAATGTAGCCGTTTTCTAAGTCGCCTTTAGAGTATGCGGTAGACGAAGATGTGGTTGTAGCATATCCAGACTGATTGCCTGTAATGGTTTCAGATAAAGAAAAAGTTGCGCCACCAGGCTTTACATTATCTACGGTGATTTCTGCACCATCTGTACTGACAACAATCGCGGTTGTTCCCGAAGTACCACCAGTAACAGTTTCACCAACAGTAAAGTTGTTAGCCAAGGATGCTTGTAATGTGATCTTTGACCCTGTAAGTTTGTGTTTGATGTAGGCTCTTTCGGTACCATCAAAGTGATACTCTTGCCAAAATTGGATTGCGTCATCTACGCGATCACTTACCTGATCGTCATCCACATTGATTTCAATAACAGGAAAGCCCAGTCTGCGTAAGCTATAATCAATCAACTCTTGTCTTGATGCTAGTACAGCCATCAGTATCTCCTAGTTATTATGGATCGTAAGCGTATAGTTCTGCTCTGAGTGCAGTCAATTCCGCTTGTACATAAGCCGTAGTAGCAATCTGCGTGGTGTTTGTACCTGCAGATGCTGTTGGTGCAGCAGGAGTTCCAGTCAACGTGGGGCTTGCTAATGGAGCCTTTGCTGCCAATGCGTTTGTTGTCGTTGTCGCATAGTTCGCGTCATCACCAAGTGCTGCTGCTAATTCGTTCAGCGTATCTAATGCACCAGGAGCAGAGTCAACTAAATTCCCTACCGCAGTATCAACATAACTTCTTGTCGCAATTGTGCTAGTATCAACCGTAAGTGTACCCGACGAAATGCCTATGCCAGTACCTGCTGTCAAATATGAATCGATTTCACTGTCTACCCTAGCGTTAGTAAAGTACAGATTGGTGCTACCTTCACCAATATCATCAGTATCTCCAGTGACATTAGTTAAATCGGCAAGCAATAAAGATTTACCGCCCTGTGTTGAGCCATCATGCACTCGCAAATGGTAATCTGTGGTGCTGACGGATAGTTCTCCCTGAGCACCGGTAAACACATTATTCTGAGTAGTTGTCCCTCTTCTAAATTGTACTTGTTTAGGCATGTATCCTACTCCTATATATTACATCTATTTATAATAAATTTTAAGACCAGTTTATTGGTAGAAAATATAAAATCTACCAGTGGTGTGATTGGTGTTCAGAACAACATTTTCTGATGAAAATTTTGTTGGCCCATACTCATAAAGCGATAAATTGTTGGTATCCCTATAAGCCATAAAACTATAATCGCTTCCAGTTAGAGTGGCACCTGATGTTTCACTCCACCAATGTACTCTAAAGCTAGTAAAAAACCCAAAGTTATTTGGATTGATTGTTGTTGTAGGTGCAGGCTTAACGTTAGCACCCTCAATTGTCGAGCGAGCAACCATCGCATAATTCTCAAGATTATCTCCCCACACATACCAAACACGATTAGCTGTTGTGGCTGCTCGTACAGCTTGGAAAGCTGAGTCACTTAATATAACGTTAGTGGAATCTGAAGGAAGTGGATTACCTTCTGTAACACTGACTCCGCCAACTGGTTGCCAATCTGGTGAGTTAAACGTAGCAACCAACGTTCCGTAGGTTGGATGAGTATAATTACCTACAGAAATCGCATCTGTACCTAATGACGTAACACTGCCAGACGTACCTCCGCCTTCTGTATAGTTAGCAGTGACGGTGATAACAGCGTCCAGATCTGCTTCTACTAGTGTATATGTAGTAGCGGTGGCACCTGTAATAGCTACCCCGTCTCGATTCCACTGATAACTGATGGCACTGATGCCATCACCATCAGCCAGATTATTAGAAGCAGTTAGCGTTGAGCCTAGTATTGATTCACCATTAATAATCGCAGTGCCTGTTGTTAAGTAGTACGCCTCAGTTGGTCCTGGGCTATCATACATAAAATTCCCAACACTACTGCGTACTATCAATGTAAGCGCATCGCCAGATAAGTATACGCTGCTAAATTTAGTATACGATGAAACATCTGGTAATATTGGCACAGGATCTTGTGCCCAGGTTTCTCCTGTTTTAGTAAAGGATCGTACTATACCTGTGTTGTCATCACCGACCGCGATATTGCTACCTGATACAATTCTGTCACCTGAGTTACTCATACTGTTGTATGTAAATATATTACCGTCAGGCGAAGTTATATCAGCTTGCTGCGTCCAGGTTGCGTCTGATCGAGTGAATAAGTTAAGCGCAGTAGAAGTAAAGTCCCGTGAGATTAAGGTATTTCCATCACCCGATAACTGGAGCCCGCCACCGAAATAAACATACGGGTCCGTGCCGTCGCTTATCTTGGCCTGGAAGTTGTATGTGTGAGGCCAGGAGAAACTGCCATCTACAGCTCTGTTTCGTGTATAGATATATATGGCACCAGCGGTGGAGTCGTCGGCAGTGGCACCGATGGCGAGGGTACTTGCATCATTAGAGATCTTAACATCAGATCCATACCGGGCTCCGGCTTCTTGTTGGCCTATAGTAGAAGCCAGCAGTTTGATCTGATTGCTAAATCCCTGGCCATGGGCGGCACGTTGATAAACATAAACAGCACCAGCATCAGCGCCAGCTGCATCTTCCCACTGGGCACCGGCTATTAGAGTGTTACCATCACCAGATATACTGACTGTGCTGCCAAACTGATCACCATCCTGTTTATCACTGGCTTGTAGATACTGCGTCAGTGACCAGGATGTACCATTTCTGCTATAAACATAAGCGGCGCCCGCGTTGGCAGGAGTCTCTCTTTGCCTTCTACTGCCTACAACAATGGTATTGCCATCATCAGAGATTGCGCAACTATATCCGTAGATATCACGGTCGCCTGACAGGTTGCCACTACCCTGATATGTAGCCTGTATTGCCCAGCTTGAGCCTGTCCTAGCAAGGAACCATGCCTTTCCTGCATAATCTGCCGTGGTAGTCTGATATGCGTTAGTATAGACAGCAGTGTTGCCGTCGCCTGAAATAGCAAATGTTTCTTTAAGTGGGCCCACTGTGGTAGGCTGAATTAAAGTGCCTTCTTGTATGTAAATAGGATCCGGTAGAGGTTCTGGAGCTACCGTCGACCACATAGACTCACCCCAACTGTATGTACCTGAATGTACGCCATGAGTATTATTGTTAGCAGACAATTCATAAGTAGTAGCATCCATAGTCTGCGCTGTTACTGCATTAGTTAGCGTTGCACCGGTGGTGCCAGGAGCATATCTAAATGCATTATTATTCAGAATTAGACCTGACCCGCCAGCATAGTCGTTTGTACCATTTTCAGTAGTGTAAAAACTACAGTTGTTTAACACAGACGTGTTAACTTGACTATTGTCATACTGTAAAGCCCAGTTACCATTCGCATTGGTTTCTTGAAACACACAGTTGTAAAAGTCACCTTGGCTGTATGCCGTCGAACCGTTAAACATGCCTACAGAATAAGAGTTTGATTTTCCATTGTTGTTTCTTTTTAGAATTGCGCCATACACTGCGCTATTAGTGTTTTGTAAGTTTACCATAGCGGCATCACGTTGAGCAGTGGTAGCCGTCCACTGAAATACCACCTGTCCAGCTGCACAAAAGAAAGTTCTAGGTAAATTGCCATCGCTGAACCCAGCAGTAGTAAATTGTGGTACCTGTGGGCCTACTGTAACTGGTGTAAGATCATAAACGCCTGGCTTGATCACATACATTACAGCAGTGCCGATGGCAGCAGTCTGAGATTGAGCATAACTTAATGTCTGATAAGCAGTAGCATCAGTGTCTCCATTATTACTGTCGGACCCATTGGTGATATCAATATACTTTTTATCACCTGAAAATGAATTGATAAAGCTAGTAGCCACCGAGCCAAAATTTGGGACAAACGGGATAACCGGATCTAAGAAACGTTTTAGTGTTTTACCTGCTAGAATTTTACCTGAAAATGATGTAATACGTGGCATATATTTCGCCTTACACCGAACCGAATGCTGTTATAGTTCCGACAACAGCCCAAGAGCTGGCAGACCTAATAAAGGTAAAACTAACAATATCAGTAGCACTCGGAGTTGACGTAGGAGCTACCGCGTTTTCCCATAAAATTGTCTGAGCTGCACCATCAATCTGAACGGTAGTGGGTAAATATCCCGTGGCTCCTTGACTAATAATTAGTGCTACAGAGAGAGTTCTATTGGCCGTAGTTGGAACATTAGTAAAGTTAGCAGTAAAATCTGCTGTTAATGCACTGTGTAAAAATACTGAACTCTCAGATACGTCATGGGTAAAATCTGTACCACTAGGTGCTGCTGTAAATATATAAGCAGCACCGGCGTCAACAACACCACTAGGGTCTTCGTTACGATTTCCTACAAGTATTGTACTTCCATCATTAGAGATACTAGAT